GCGAGGGGGCGGCTTGGTAAGCCGCTCCTGCAGACATGTGTTTCCACACCGCTTTCATCCCCCCTCGTTTTAGTTTACTCCTCGCACCGCGCCCATATCGGTACGAACCTCGTTTCTTGAGGTCTTATGCGTAGGGCTTCCCCGAAAGAGAAGTGACTCCCCCCGTGCACGTTGCTTCTCCACCATTGGTCGTACTCGTAAGCAGAAAGATTGGCAGGAATGCCTCCCTTTGTACTACCGAGTTTACGCGGACCAATCCACTGTTGTTTCTCCTCTAGGACTTGCCATGCGGCATTCCATCGGAGGGCCCCGCCAAAAGCGGGTCCATAAAACAGACATCTTAACGAATGTTTATTTTTCGTGAAGACGCCTACACCGAAAGGATCTGATGTGAACGGAATGCGGCCTCTTAGGCCTCGCAGCTGCTTCACAACAGAAAGCCAAAATGAACCAAGCCGTCTGTACGACTTAGAATTCACCTTGTTTATATTAGCGATAAAGCTAGTATAAATTTCGGTATCCCAGACCTCCCCGAAGGAAGGGATCCGGAATATAACAGGAGTGACATCTTGTCCGTCACAGGCAAACACTCCGCAAGATTCGCGAAATGATTGCATGCCAGTAAACGATTTGTTCACGTTTACCACGAAACCCAAGTTTGTCAAGATAGAAATGACAGTATCGCTGACACGTGTGTCAACGATTATGTCGTCGCCAAAAACCACCGGAGGTTCATAACGTTCAGCCGAGTAAGCTGAGCTATCATGTCTAGAACGCCAAAGCCTGTGTTTGATATGATCGCGCACGTCGGCCTCAGTAATCTCCAGATTCTCCGGTGTAATCCCCCTACTAACTGCAATAGATGCCAGTAGGCTGCAAGCTGTGAAGACGCAGCACTGTGTGGGAAAGCAAACAGCTGATCCCATGGGTGCAAACTTCTTCACGCTTACTATACCGCCGTTGGGCAACTTGACCATTGAGGTCCTTGTCGCCAACATATAGTATAGATAGTCCTTCGGAAAGATCCTCCGAACTAAATCAACCGACACACTATCTGATGCAGAACTCAGGTCTAGAGTATCGCTTCCATGGAAGAGGCTCCCATGTATAGCTGCCTCTTGGTTACGAGTTTGGTCTGACATGTCTACAAAAAGACTCATCAAACCTTGCTCCATCCCATTTCGCATCATCCGCAGGACTTCCTGCTGATAATACATGTAGCCGTTAGGCTCCATACAAATGGAACGACTCTTGTTTATGTCCTTTGGGACAAATCGCAAGAGCGAAATACGACCTGAGTCATAACTATGTGTCACGGGAAGCCAGGGGCTACCGTGATGTCCCGTTCGCGTTACATCGCTTGTACGACGCATTGCTCGGAACGCGTACTCCAGCTTCGCGTCCGTCGATAAACAGTCAAGTTTATCGAAGACGTTATTGCATCCTCTCTCAGCAACTTTGCCAGGCCCAAATTTGGGCAGAATGACAGAGTCGTCGATGGGAGCAAGAATCGTCCTAAGTATCACCGCTAATGAGCGAAGTACTTTTGGATTCATCTGAAGTGTACGTAGTCTTTCTTCGACCTCGATCCAGCCGCGAAAGGCGGCTTCATCAAGCGACGAGTCAGCATAGTCGAGTTTCTTCCCAAACATAAGGAAGGACAAGACATACGCTAACAAGTCGGGTCGTCCAGTCACCAGCCATTCGTGGTACTCCTTAAAGATGGGAGTATCATGCATAAATGGGTGGAAGGGGGATGTTGATCCCTCTACACCTGTAACATACTTGCTCTGTAGGAGTATGTTGGCGTAACCAGAAAATTTGGCTATTATGCCCTCGGGGCCACGAAGTTGTTCTTTCATCAGTCGCCTATAAAAGCGATAGATGACAGCTTCAGGCTTGGGCTTAGCCTCTTCAAGAGGACTATCACATAGGAACCCGGTATACGACAGAACGAAGAGCTTCATCAGCCGATCGTTGCTACCGTACCCAAATTCAGGAGGAAAGAAGACGTCATCACATGAGAGAGTGATGGCGCCCTTGCGAAGGCGCAAGGTTGCACCCCCGTATTGTAGAGCCAAAGCCTAGAACAGGCTTTCCAACGTCGCAAAAGCGATGTCATTCAACACATTGGTTGTGGGTTTGTTGTCCCCGTCCAATGCGTCGTAGGTTAAGCCATAGGCCGAACCTAATATTGCAGACAAGTCTGCAAGTGACACACCATCTGCCGACGTCCATTCGACTTTTGCTTCGAATGGCTCCTGCGCCGTAATCACACCATCGACAGTTGTCACCTTCCAGGTAGACAAGAGCACTGAGTGCTTTGTCCGCCCGGTTGTGGCATTGACGATGGCAGATTGGTACGATGCAGTAGTGGGAAACTTAGGATCACCAGCTTTTAATACGTATACGACGCGGCGGATTTTACCGTCGGCGGAGCTAAAAACACTGCTCTTCTCAAGTTGAGAATATACGAAGTGGGCGATCTTAACGTTTGCAAAACTCGTTGGCTGGTTAGCCAAGGTAACTACAGTAGCCATTGTGTGCTCCTTTCGAGCATCAAGAAGTTGCTGTGGTAAATACCACAGAGGGCGAAACTTGTATATCAGCTTAATAGCTGATAGATGAGGGATCCGACAGTTAAACTGTCGGGCCTATGAGTTGGGCTTAAGAAGTCATACTTAGACTCCCCAAGTCTTGGCATATACCTAGAAACTTCACGGGTATATACCGAGATACCGAAAGGTCGATCGGGCGAAACATTCTCGAGAGAATATCTTGAGAGTTCCTCATCGGAAGGATAGTAAGTCACAGTATACGAATGCACACAATATTCAGTGCGCATAAGTAAATACTGGGTCTCAATATCAACCAACTCGATTCTCTTCGCCATGTTGGTGAACCAGTCGATAACGAACGAAAATGGCAGCAGTTGCCAGAGACGACTCAGAGTGGGTAACAGACCCACTGAGTTGCCAAGTAGCAATGCGGACATGACGGTGCTCAGATCACGGGTGATCCGAACTTTGGAGTGTACCGACAAGGTCATTCTACCATCACCCATGAAGTTATCTTTGTCAGGAAAATCCCAACTAAAAGACCCATAGATAGTGGCAGAATGTGAACTGATCACCTGCTCTAGCTTATTCTTCAGATTAGGGTCCAACAATTCGACCGCGAGGTCTTTTGTCGGCCTTTGTTGAAAAGACCATCGTAGAACTGCCTCTGTTAGGTAGTCAACGAGATCTTTCAATACTGAAGGGTCACCCCTTAGCGCTTTCGCGACAAGGTTGAAGAAGCCAGGCAGATCGGGCAGCATCCCGAGCAAGTCCTTTGCATGCTGAAGAGTTTGCAGGTTGTTCTGCTTAAGAACACCTGTGTAGCTTTTCATAGCATCGGCACTAGCGAGGAATGATGCTGGTCTCACGTGGGGCAGAACATACGTAGAAACTTGGTCCGCAAATAGTCGATGACGCCTCATAATGGTGTCAGAATCGAATTTGCGATAGCCAGAGAAGCCACTGTTCGCACCACCCGTTTGTCCTATCTCCGAGAATGGGTACGGTCGCGAGGATTGATATACGTAGGGGGGATTAAGCCCTCCGTCGATCAAGTCGCGAATGTAGGAGCCATCATCAAGCGATCGCACACCTCCAGATGAACAAGTCACGGAGCTGTGGTTCTCTATTTGACAGATGTCGTTCGAGAAAGGATTATTGTCGAAAGCTAGGCGAGTGCCATAGCTTTCCCTCCAAGCAATCGAGAAGTTCAGGTGAACTTCGAAGGTTGCGTACTCACGACGGCTCAGAGAGCTTAATGAGTACGTATAGGAGATAGAGTACATCTCAATATTTCCCTCACGGGTTATATCGGAGGTGATGTCCCTATACGACAAGGTATGGTCTCCGCGTATATCTCTCATGATAACAGGTCCCGAGCCAACGTTGGCGAGGTACTGTTTAATCATAGAAAAATATTCGCGTCCATCAAACAGAAGGGAGTCATACACGTCAGATCCAGAACCAGGAGTAATTGCGAAGGTGAGATACCCTTGCGAATTCACCCCGGTCGACTGGACGCCGTGCGTAGCTCCCGAGACTGATTTGGACGTGAACGACAAAGAGCCATCAGACAGGATAGATGTGTTAAATCTATCCAAATCATCTGTTCTCGCATCTCTCACGTCACCGACAAATCGAGTATGACTGACCTGCTTTTCAGACGTTGGTACGTTTGAAAAGAAGGCACCGAAGTTGGCTATGGAGCCGTACTTCCAATCATCCTCCCGAGGGATCAGCGGAAAATTCGTTGGGCGTTCCGTAAGGAATATGCCCGAGGATCGATCTGCTCGACTCTCCAGTTCATGGTTTGTCAGACCAAGGTGAGAAGAGATCCGCAGTTCGTCAGAAACAGTAACAATACGAAAAGACGTACTGTCCATCATAAGGAAGTCTCCGGCATAACGTGTGATCGGCTCCGAAGGGTAAAGGTGCGTATAGCTTTCGCTAAGCGCCAGACCCTGGAAGAGCCGAATATACGCAGGGCCGTCGCTCCTACTAATGTAAGTCATGTTCCTGACATCCTCTCTTTAATAACGAATTTCCAGAACTGCCGCCATATGCAAAGAAAGCATCACTGATACACTACAAACTTAGTCTGAGTCTTAATGGCCAAATGGACGAGTCAACCGCCAACCTACCAGCCTGATGAAGGGCTAGTTTGGCGACGAAAGACTGTCTAGACCATTAAGGAGACTAAGGATGCTCATGCCAGTTATGCAAGCTTTGCACGGCAGCTCTCACGAGATTCTACAGGCGATATCGCTTGGTTAACTACGTAGCCCGACTCTCTCAAGGAGAGCGGCTTCGCAGACCTCGCCAGACGATCCCCCCTAAAGTGACACGCATCGGCGTCGAAATGTACATGTGTTTTTCAACATGGCCATAAGACGAGGAGGCTGCCACGATAGGAGATTCCGTAAGTCCTGTACTCCCTGAATCAGGGTACCTTGTGATAGATTTGGATGGCCGCGAG